AGTTTTGCTGAATTATTAAATAAAAAATATAGAATAATTACAGAAAACGTATGTAAGAATAATGAATTAGCAGATGATCTACACTCCGAAGCTATATTATTTATTCACGAAAAGAAATATGAGTTTACAGAAATTAGAAACTTATCCTTCTTTTTTGCTAAAGTGGTTTGGTTAACCTGGCACTCGAATAAGTTTAGACAAAAGTATATTACACCATTTCAGCCATTACAGGAGAACCAGGATGTTGAAGAAGAAGATGAAAAAGAAGTAATTTATAATGAGATAGCAAATATGCTTAACGATAAATACTCCGATGAATTTGAATACTACGAAAAAAACCTATTAAAAATGTACGTTAAATTGGGGCATTGCAGAGCAGTAAGTAAACAAACAAACATCCCTTACCGAACAGTTGCAAATGATATTAAGATAATTAAAGATAATTTAAAGAAAGCCCACAATGAAGAAAATACTGATTAAAACAAACATACAAGAGTTATCAGGACTTAACTATCATAGGCTAATTGTACCATACACAAAGGTAAGTGATTTAGTAGAGTTTAAATGTGATGTTTATAATGAGCCTCACAACATGAGTGATGAGCAGTTAAAAGGTTTTGATGCTATTGTATATCAAAGAGAGATTGACATACAAGGCAGAAGTCCCGAATTAATCAAGCGTTACCAATCTTTAGGCCTTAAAGTTATTTTTGATATTGATGATTATTGGATTCTACCTGCTACACATTGGCTACATAAAGCCTACAAGGAACATAAGATTAGTGAGCAAACAATTGAGATTTTAAAGTTAGTTGACTTAGTAACTTGTACTACTAAACACCTGGCAAAAGAAGTCAAAAAGTACAATAAGAATGTTGAGGTATTACCTAACTGCTTAGATACTAATGAAGAACAATGGAAACCTAACAAAGTACAAGGCTATAAGTTAAGGTTTGGTTATGTGGCAGGAGTACATCATGTTGAGGATGTTAGGCTAATGGTAGCAGGAATAAAAAAATCAATGTTTAAATTAGATTGTACTTTTGTTTTAGGCGGTTACACTAACAATCCACACTATAACTACTATGAAAATGTACTAAGCTGCAACGGAGTAGGCAAACAACATTACAAGCGTATTGATGCTATGCCGGTAACAGAATATGGTAAAGCTTACAATTATATTGATGTTAATTTAATACCATTAGCTTCAAGTGTATTCACCCCTTTTAAAAGCGAGATAAAAATGTTAGAGGCAGGAGCGCATAGAAACGCTGTTATAGTACAAAATGCTTTACCTTATAACACTTTGCCTAAACAAGTAGGACATTGGATAAATGATGAAAGTGATTGGTATAAGGGTATCAAGAAAATGATTAACGAAACGAATTACAGACAGGATAAGGCAGATGCTTTGGAATATTACACACGAACTAACTTCGATATAAACAAATGGACAGAAACGAGAAAACAAATATTACGATTGGTATTGGCGTAACTACTACACCAAACAGGGAACATTTATTAGATGAATGGTTAATTAACTTTAGAAATAATACTAAACAGCCTTACCATTTGCACGTTCATAACGATATGAATTATCGGGGTGTTGCTTACTCAAAGAATGAAAACTTAAAAGCATTAAAAGATTGTGATTATATATTTCTGTTTGATGATGATTGTTTCCCTATTCATAATGAGTGGGTTAATTTCTTTACAAGTTCAAAAGAAAAGCACGTTTTATTCTTAAATGATTCACATGGGTTAATATATTGGAAAGGTAGCACAGCTTATTATAGAGATTGTGGTGGTGTATTTATGATGCTTACAAAGGAAGTAGTTAATAAGGTAGGGGCTTTTGGTGATTATGGTGTTTATGGATTTGAACACGCTGGTTATTCTCAAAGGATATACAAGGCAGGTTTTACAAAAGCACCTTACCAAATGTTAAGAAGTACAGATAAATATCTAAAGGCTTTGGATTATAATGGACAAATTTTGTCCTCAGTAAGTGATAAAGTAAAGCAAATAGAGATAGATAAAAATAGATTAAAATTTATTGAAGAAGTGAATGATAAAAACTATTTTGTTAATTTTACATAATGAAAGAACACATACTATTTAAGTTAGCAACACGTTCACGACCTGAAAAGGCCAGGGCCTCAATTAATAATATAATTGAAAACTGCAAATCCGATAACTTCACAATATTAGTTAGTGCAGACTTTGATGATGATAGCATGAAGAATTTTAGCTATGTACATTCAAACGTTACAATAGTTTACGGAATTAGTAAATCTAAAATAGATGCTATTAACAGAGATATGGATATAGTTAAAGATTGGGATATACTAATCAATACTTCTGATGATATGGTTTTTAGTACTAAAGGTTTTGATAATATTATTCGCCAAGACTTTGGAGGTAACTTAGATCAATTTATTCATTATTCAGATGGGAATCAAAAAGAAAACATTAGTACCATGTCAATCATGGGTAAAGAGTATTATGAGAGATTTAACTATATTTATCATCCCGATTACAAATCCTTGTGGTGTGATGCCGAAGCTACCGAAGTAGCAGTACTTTTAGGTAAATACAGATACATGGGTGATAATAAGATATTGTTTAGGCATATGCACCCAGCATGGGGACTTGCTGAGAGTGATGCCCAATATCAAAAAACAGAAGCCCCCGAAATGTGGGAACACGATTACAAAGTAATTTTAGAACGTAAAGCAAGACAATATGATTTACCTCAACATTTAATAATTAACACACCGAAGTATGCAAAACTTTAGTCAAAACCAAGAGCAGCAAGTTATATTAGATTATTTTGGAAGCAAGGTAGGAACTTTACTTTCAATAGGTGAAAATGATGGGGAAACCTTATCCAATAGCAGAGCATTAATACTTAATGGTTGGAGTGCTGATTTAGTAGAACCTGCACCATTAACATACAAAAAGCTAAATGACTTATACATTACAAATAATAAGGTAAATACAATTGAATGTGCTATTTGTGATTACACTGGATTACTTTCTTTTTGGGTAAGTGGTGAGCATTTAGGTAAAGGTGATAGTGCTTTACTTAGTACCTTATCTTTAGCGGATAAACAAAAGTGGGAAAATACAACAACCTGGAATGAGGTAACAGTAATGGCTTTTACTTTTACCGACTTTATGAAGAACAGAATAGATAAAAAGTATGATTTCATTACAATAGATGCCGAAGGTTACGACTTAAAGATATTAGAACAAATGGACTTGTTAGATTTAGGCTGCAGTTGTTTATGTATCGAACACAATGGAGTAGATAAACAAAAGTACATTGATTACCTAACCAAATTCAATATGAGAGTTATTTACCAAAATGCAGAAAACTTAATAGCAGTAGTATGAAACTATCAATACTTATTCCAACAGTACCACAAAGAGTTGCAATGTTTATGAAACTCCATGCACATATTATGAATCAAGTTGACCTATGTAATGCCTTTGGATTAGTTGAGGTCATTTCTGATAATGCAGCAGTAGGCTCAAAAACAACAGGGCAAAAAAGAAACGACTTACTACTTGCAGCCAAAGGTGATTATGTTTGGTTTATAGATGATGATGATTGGGTAAGTGATACAGCAATAGCTGATATATTAAAAGGGGTTGAAGAAAGCCCTGATGCTTTTGCAATCAATGGCACATGGTCAGAGAATGGAGAAAAGTTAACACAATGGTTTATTAGCAAAGACAATCAATACATTGCATCAACTCTTAATGGCCTGGAAGTATTTTTAAGACCACCAAACCATATTACACCAATGAAAAGAGTACATTCACTTGTAATCGGATTTCCCGATAAATCAAACCAAGAAGATTACGACTTCTGCATGAGGCTTAGAGATTCTAAACTAATACAAACAGAATATAAAATAGAAAAACCAATTTACGATTACAGATACATTAATTACAATAAACTTTACTAATGAAGATAGCAATAGTTACATATTACGATGACAAAGAACGTTACATCTTAGGTCAAAAAAGGCAAAAACAATCTCTAATAGATGTTGGTTTTCAAGGTGATTACTTTGCTTTTAATTCTTTTGGTGAAATAAATAGCCCATCACATTTAGAAACTCCATACGCTTTTAAACCATACGCAATAAAAAAAGTTAAAGATATGGGCTATGATATAGTGATATGGATGGATTCGCCAGTTTACGCAATCAAAAAACTAAACAAGTTTATTGAAGAAACTATTAATAGGTCGGTTGTATTATTTGATAACATAGGTTACACAATTGGGGATTATACAAGTGATGAATGCTTAAACCATTTTAACATGACACGAAATGATGCTTTTAGTAATCAAATGATTATGGCTTGTTTAATGGCTTTTGATTTTAGAACTAAGTTAGCGAACGCATTGTTAGAAGATTATTTAAACTCAAAAGAAGTATTTAAAGGTGATTGGACAAATGAGGATAATCAAGTCAGTACAGATAATAGAGTGAAAGGTCATAGGCACGATCAATCGGTTATGAGTATATTAGCAAACAAATACAACATTAAAATAATACATCCACACTCAACATACTTCGCTTACTTTGGTAACCCAGGACACTTACCACACGCAAACTCAGTATGCTTACTAAGTGCAGGATATTAATTAAACTATAAATATGAAAATAACTATCTT